TTTAAATGCTGGGTCTCCTTTTTCTGCATAGTCTCCCTGTACCAGAATTCGGTCGCCTGCCCAATGTCCGATAAGTTCATGCTGGCGGGCGTCTCCTCCTCCTCTGCCGTTGCTGTTTGCCAGTAGTAAAAATAAGGCGGTCGCGGTGCTGCGCTCGTGGCCTACTTGCTCCATTAGCTTTAACCCGTTGTCGATGCGGTGGGGGTGGATAAATTCGCGTTTGGTTACGTTGTAAACCTTGTGATATTGGCCCATGTTGTGTGCTCCTGCTGGTGGTTTAGTGTGTCTGGCGTGCTTTAACGGTCATGCGGGTGGATGGTTCGCCCGTGGTGGTGTGCGCTGCGATTAGTTGGCGGCTTGCCTTCAGGCGTTCGGCTATGGTCTTCCAGTCGGTGAGGGTCCGGCCTGCGCATTGGGCGAAGTTGACCCGGTAAAGCTGGCCTTCGATGCTGTCTAGGCCTGCGTCCTCCAGTTCGGCGCGTAGGGTGTCGGCCTTGCGTTTCATGTCGGCCATGGTGGCGTGAAGCTGGCCCAGCTCGTCAACCTTGGCGGCGATTGCTGCGGCTGCGGTGACTGCTGCGGGCTCGGCTGGCTCTCCGCTGTCATGGTGGCGAAAACCTGCGGGCATCAAGGCTGCGGCTGCGAGTGTTTGAAGGTCTTGGGGTTTCATGGTTTGCTCACTTTTACTGTGGTTTCGAGTTGGTGGGTTTCGATCACTTGGGCGATGTGGACAGAGTGATTTAAATTTGTGCTTTCTTGCATCCAATTGCGTGCCAAGTTGTGCGCGTGTTCTATGCAGGTGCAAGCGGTGGTTTTGACAATCATGTTTTGTGAATACTGGGTTTTGCTGTCGTCCATCATGCTGATGATGTGGGTTATTTTTGGGCTCATGGTGTTATCTCCTGTGGGTTATAAAAAGCTGGTTTCGTTGCTGTAGGCGCGGGGCTGGAAATCCTGCGGGCATAGTTCAAAAAAATGTCGTGTGCCGTCCGGGTCTTGTATGTAGGCGGGGGCGGTCGTTTCGTCGATCAGTTCGAGTACTTGTGCGCTTATGCGGTCCGGGCCTTCGGTGCTGCCGATATATGCGCTATCGGCTGGTGCGTGTGTGATTCGTTTCATGCTTGGCTTTCATAGATTGGGAGAATCCAATAATCCGGGCCTGTGGTGCGGTCCAGCTCTGCGGCCTCGGCGGCTTCGTCTGCTGTTTTGAAAAAGCCATACATTGCGAAACCCTCGGCGGGGTTTCCTTCGGCTACGGTGTAACCAATAACGGGGATTGCGTTCGATGTGGTCATGGCTCAAGCTCCTTTGGTGGTGGTGCTGGCCACAAAGCGGCCAAAACGGGTAACGGTGGCGCGGTCGTAACAGTGCGCCCACTGCAAAGCATTACGGCGCGTTAGGCTGTGGTGTACCTTGTTAAATCCGTGGCCTTGGGTCTGGTAACCGATAAGGCGGGCGGCTATGGTGCGGATTCGGTCGGCGGTGGTCATGGTGGTGGCTCCTTAGTTGGTGAAAGTGGGTGTAATGAGTCCGGGGGCTGTCATAACGTGCCAGTGCTGGCGGTCGCGGGTTACGGCGCTTAATACTTTGACTGTTTCGCCCGTCTTTTTGCGGGTGGCTGTCACGGTGATAACGTCCGGGTGGCGGTTTACTGTGGCGCTGGGTAGCGTTGCCAGTGCAGACAAAATGCCTTCTAGTTGGGCGGTGGTCAGTGCTGTGGGGAGTGATTGCATGGTGTGGGCTCCAGTTGTGCCCGCTGGTTAGGCGGGCGGGGTTGTTATTCGCTGTAATCTTCAAGGGCGGTTACCAAACCGTCAAAGTCTTCACCGGGTCCGAGTAGGTCGGCCAGTGTGTGGACAATCTCGCGGGGGTACTCTTCGCACAAAGTTTCGAGATAGTCGGCGCGGTCGGTGTAACCGTTGGCGGTGTATGCGTTTTTCATGCTGTGGGCTCCTGTTGGTGGTTTAGTTGTTTAACAGTGCTGCGGTGCCTTCTGCCTTGTGCAGTAATGCGCCGTTAACCATGGTGAATTCATCCTGTGCGCCTGCTTCATCAATCATGGTTGTGATTTGTTTTTGTGTGCGTGTGCTGCCTGCTCGGTGGATGATTGCCAGTGTGCGAAGCAATGCGCCCCGGCCTTGGGCTGTTGCGCGGTCGATTTGTTTCTGCTCTTGCTTGGTCATGTCGTGGGCTCCTGTGGGTTATTTGATCTGGTCGGCCTTATACGATGTGAGTGCGTCCGTTATGTCCCACTCCTCGGCCATCAAATAGGCAATGGCTGTTTGTTCTGTGCAGCCTGTTATCTCAATCATTGTGCTGACCTTGTATGTGTTTGATATTGTCCGCATGGTGTGTGCTCCTGTGTGTTAGGTGTTTAGGCTTTCTGCCTGTTAATAATGTGCCATGGTTTTTGAGGCTTGCGAAGTCCTGCGGGCATTTTTTTGCTGTTTTTGCGTCGAGTATTTTTTAATCGGTTTGGGGTTTCGATAGGCGCGGGCTATGGGCGAAGCCCTGCGGCTTTGCTGCTGCTGTAGGGGGGAAAGCCTGTAGCGGGTTGACCTGCTGCCGGTGGTGGTGTCGGTGTCTGGTGCCTGCCTTGCTGGTGGCTTTCAGGTGGTCCGGGCGCTGGCCTGCTGCTGGGCGCTGGTGGTGGTGCTCAAGTGTTCGCGGGGCGTGTTTAAAGCGAAGCTTTGCAGCTCTTGCGCTGTTCCTCTACCATTTGCCCCATGAAAGAACATAAACAACCCAGCAAACTTACAAGGGCTCAGATAACCGAATCCCTCGACTCTGTACCCGTCTCCCATATCTTGGGTAAGAGTGCAGCACGTGAGTTAACCGCCAAACAAAAGCTATTTGCTATGGAAGTGGCTAAAGGGTCTACAGGTGCTGCAGCCTACAGGAAGGCATATAACACAAGGGGAAACCCTAAGTTACAGGGTAGCGAAGCAAGCAAGCTCAAGGCTAAACCCAGCATTGCCCAAGAAATAGAGGCCTACCAACTCGCTATAGAGGGGGCGAAACATCGAAACCCTGCAGCATTGCGCGAGTTGGTTATACAAAGCCTTGTCAAAGTAATCATTGATCCCGACAGCAAACCGGGGCAAATAACCGCAGCAGCTAAAGTGTTGGGTACTGTTACTGAAGTGGCGGCATTCACTGAGCGTAAGGAAGTCAGGACCATCACCAGCAGCGAAGATGCAAGAGCGGCCATCATGGCGCAGCTCAAGCAACTGAGCAACGCGAGCGCCATTGATGCAACGATCATCGACGCTCAGGCCGACGACCTGATGCGAGAACTGGCTGGCGACGCGACCCACCCGCCCCCGACCCCCCAAACTGATGAGGCGGAGTCCCGTGCCAAGAAGCATACTATTCCACACGAACGATCCATAGACCCCCTCAATTCAGAAACTCCCAACGGAGAGGCCCCACCCCCCTCTCCCGAGGAGACCCCCCCGTCATCGTTGGAAAGCTGACCCCCCGGGGGTATTTTGCTTAAAAAATAGGCAGTCGGAACAGAAAAATAAGTTGGTACTTGTGGCGTAACTTAAAATGGCAACTACTACTAAAACAACGAAGCAATCAAAGCGTGGAGATTGCTTTAAAAAAGTTATCCACAGGGACATGAAGATTCGGCGTAGCGATCCTACGAGGCAAGAGTGTATGGAGATGGGTATGAGCCCGGCGCAGAAGGAAGTTTTCTTGGTGATTGATGCTTGGTGGCAGAAGTATGGGTTCTCGCCCACGTTGAGGGATATTGCGTACGTGAGGGGCAAGATGGGGATTGGCTCGACGAAGAACATTGTGGACCGGCTGGTGAAGCTTGGTGTGGTGAAGAAGATGGATGGAGTGGGTCGGACGATTCGCCCGGCTTGGGTGAACTACAAGAACCTGAAGGAGTTGGAATGAAATTCAGAAAGAAGCCCGTGGTCATTGAGGCGACCCAGTGGTTCAAGATGGGTGACCACCCAAAGGTAACAAGATTGTTGCGAGGCGATGTCGTTACCAATGATTGGTCTGAGTCCGGGGAGGGTTGGATCGACACGCTCGAAGGTGGTCACATCGTCCGCCCCGGCGACTGGATCATCACTGGCGTGAAGGGTGAGCACTATCCGTGCAAGCCGGACATCTTTGAAATGACGTATGAGCCAGCCTGAAAAACAAAAATCTGCTCCGCAGGATTTAGAGGCGTTGGTCGCTCAGTTGCCCATCCATGAGCAGGAGAAGCTTTTGGAGCAG